ATGAGCAAATTTGATAACATTTCCCAACTTCTTCCTGAAGGGCTTACCGAAGATACGGTCTCTGAGATCGCTACTCTTGTTGGTGAGGTTATTAGCGAAGAGGTGGAGAATAAAGTAAAAGACTTAGAGAACAAAGTTCACGGGTTCCTTCGTATGAAAATTGATGAAGTTAAGGATCATGCGGTAGCAGAACTTGAGCAAGAAAATGAGACATTCAAAAATGCTCGTATTTTCGAATCCCTTAAAGCCTTAATGGCTCTTGAGCTTTCTTCTAGTGATGAAGATAATGCGGTAACTCAAACTCGTAAGGAGTTTGATGAGCTTCAAGAAGAGAACGATGTCCTCGTTCGTGAATTAAATTCGACACTTACTGAGTGCTCGAAAATGGAAAACACTTTAAGAGTCCTTTCTGATAAAGTTAGTATTCTTGAAGACGAAAGATATACCCTTCAGGAAGAAGTTGATTCTCTTGAAGAGTCTATTAGATTGCCTTTTGAAAGTAATGAAAAGGCAGTTGTTATCTCGGAACAAGTAAATGAAGACGAGATAACACCCACAAACGTTAGGCCTCAGATTGGTAATGAGTTCCTCAACGAAGAAATGATGGCTTTTATGCCCTTTAAAAAATAATTAATGGAGATTAATAACTATGGATAATGTTGATATTAACGGCAGTGTTGCCAATGAGACAGTTCAGAAGTGGTCTCCTGTATTGGAAGGAATAGAAAGCGACTATCAAAGGCGAGTAACTGCTCAACTTTTAGAAAACCAAGCAAAGGCAATCATCTCGGACAAGCTTCGTGAGGATGTTGCCGCTGACATCGGTGGTATGAACACTGTTGGTCGCATGGGTACTTTCCAAAAGTTTGCATTCCCCCTTGTACGGCGCGTCTATCCTGAGCTAATCGCCAACAACATTGTTGGGGTTCAGCCCATGCAGGGACCAGTTTCACAGATTTTCTATCTTGGTAACTCAAGAAGAGATGGTACTACCGCTGCTGGTGGAGACGGTGTACAAACTGTCTACAGCATGTACAACCTTACTTACAGAGGTCTTGTCGCAGATCCCATCGCTACTGGCGGTAACTTTGATCTAGATAACCCTGCGGTAACCTCTTCACTGAATGTTAGTTCCTTGATGGGTGGCACCTCAGGTACTCCTTCAAGTACTGTTGGTGGTCAAATTGCTAACTTCCCCAACCCAGCACGGCAAGGTCAGCTTGGTGCTGGTCCAGCTTCGTTGATGGGCTTTAGTGTTTCCGCAGGTGAGCGTCTTTCTGGCTCTGGCATCCCTGAGATGCTCTTCCAGATCGAGCAGCAGCCCGTAGCCGCACGTACCCGTAAGATGAGAGCCCTTTGGACTCTTGAAGCTTCACAGGACCTTCGCGCATATCACAACCTTGACCTTGAGCAAGAGCTTACCGACCTTCTCGGTAAAGAGCTTCGACTTGAGATCGACCGTGAGATCATCGAAGACCTTAGAATGCTTGCTTATGGTGTAGATAAGGCTGGCGGGTTCGCTTCGGAGACTGGTCCTTTCTGGAATCGCAATAGCGTTAACCAAGCCATGGATGGAAACAACGGTACTAACTTCAGCTTCCAACCTGACTTTACAGGTGCAAGCTCCTTCCAGTATGATGGTGGAGCAAACATTAACTCAGTCGCAGGTGGTAATGAAGGAAGCACAACGCCCCCTGGTGATCCTTCCTATGATAACGTCTTCCTTTTAGACTTCTCTAGCTCTGCTCTTGATTTCGCACCACAGCATGTTGGTCATGTCTATGCAAACCTTATGGCTCTTTGCCAGAGAGTTGCAACTGACATCTACAGAACTACCTTGCGTGGTCCTGGTAACTTCATGGTCTGCTCTCCTACTGTTGCCGCAATGCTTCATGCTGCTGCAAAGATGGAAGGTGGCATTGAAAGATCCGCTGGTCCTACCAATATGACTGGGGCCAGAGTTGAGTACAAAGGTAAGTTAGGTGGTCAATTCGACCTCTATGTTGATCCTATGTATCCTGAGGACGAGATTCTCATCGGTTATAAGGGTGCTAATGCAATGGATTCGGGTTATGTTTATGCCCCATACATCCCATTACAGCAGACACCAACAATTACCGATCCTGAGACCTTCCAGCCCAGGAAAGGTATCATTACCCGTTACGGTAAAGCTGCCGTTGCGCCAGCATCTAGATTCTACAGAATCATTAGACTTGTTGGACCAACTGCAAACTACCTCTTCACCCCATTCCATCAGGTGAAGAACAACGGCTACATCTAAGAGTCTTTAGGCTAGTCCTACTGATAGTAAAAAGGGTGGGGGAGAATATCCCTCACCCTTCTTTCTTTATAGACTATATATAAATGTATAAATATCAAAGTAAATGTAAGTTTAGAATGCTAACTACTATAGGGGACAAAATTATAGAAATTCGTCCCAAGCAGATAATTGAACTTAGTGAAATAGTAAAAAATGATTATCTCGTCTTAATTGAGGAGCCAATCCCCACACCTAAAAAAGGCAGACCAAAAAAGGTAATAGATGAAAAACTACAAAAACGATCATCCTAATATACCTAAACCATTATTAAATGGTTATGGCACAAGTTTTGGGGTTTATGGAGGGGACGCTCTAACTGATTATACTCCAGCGGGAGAAATAAACACCCCACAACTTAACAGATTAACCTTACAGGATACTGTAGAGTTTACTACTTTTGAGACTTATATAAAAGATTATATACTAGGAATGTTGGGTTTCCCAATAGTAAGGGTAGAGCTTACTGACTTTCAAATGAAACAGTGTGTTCAGGAATCGGTAAATAAATTAAACTACCATGCCCCCTTATGGACTCTCCAATATGCTGCTTTTGATGCCTCGGCTGGACAAAATATATATGAAATTCCTTTGTATATCCTCCATAATCTAGAGTATGTTTCGTATAGAAAAAACTTACTTACAATCGCTGCTCAAGCAGGGACTTTGGAGTTTGATTTCTTTATTAAGTATTTCTCGGACAACTTTCTTTTTGGTGATATGAATGTTGGGGAGTTTTATCAAATGCAGCAAAACCTAGAAATGTACAGAAAGATTTTAAGTCAGGATGGAGGTTTCAATATAGTAGGGGGTAAGTACCTTCAAATTTATCCCGCTCCAGCGATTACGCCTGAGAAAGTTATCTTGGAATACAGGGCTATTGATTCTAATACTGTTCAACCCGCATATCTAAATTGGGCTCAAAGATATGCTTTGGCTGTAGCTAAGGGTATTTTAGCTCAAATACGTGGAAAATACTCCTCAGTACCCTCTCCAGCAGGCGGGGCAGTCCTGAACGGACCACAGCTTAGTGCGGAAAGCCAGCAAGAAAAAGCCGCTTTAATTGAGGAATTATTGATGGAGATTGAGGAGCCTCCTGCCTTCTCTACTTTCTGATGGCCTCTGATAAATTTAAAGTTTCTACAAATATGCCACCTCTACCTGAATTGGAAGGTAGAAGTGAGCTATCAATGTTCGATCCTGAAAATGCTGATTTAAATTTGTTTAATTTAGTAGATGATGAGTTGATTAGAATAGCAGGATCAGAGCTTCTATATTATAAGTTTTTACAATCAGAAGACTACGATGAAGTATATTTAGAATCAAGAACTAAACCCATCTCTACGGAGCCCTTAAAGGTTTATGGGCACTATGAGCCTAAGCCCATGGAACAAAACTTAACTGAGTTTGGTTTAGAGCTAACCAATGATCAATTATTTGTATTTAATAAATCCTATATTACTCAAAAGCTGCACCGAGAACCTATTGGGGGAGATATAATTAAACCAAAATTTCAAAATCAAAAATATGAAATTTTCGAGGTCCAAGAAGACTCGTTCCAGATTTACGGTGTATTTCATTTCGTATGTGCTGCTAAACTTCTTAGAGATGAGGAAAGTGTGGTTAATGAGACTTACACGAAGAAAACAAATGATGTTGGAGGCTATCAGGACTTAGAACATGAGAACATCTAAAATCATAGAGTCTACGGCAACATCCATAGATGCGGCTTCTGGGTCAGATGTAACCTCTCAAGAGTACCTTCTTAATTTGATCAAAAAAATGGATAAGAAGACAGTTCTTCCTTTGAATGGATATAAAGAAATTGTTAGGTATTTAATAAATCAATTTAATAATCTTCCTTATTTAAATCATGAATTAGAAACAATTCTAGCTAAATGTAGATATGGTAATCCAGAAAGGACCATAGCTAAATTTAAAGAAGATGATAATATGATTTTACCTCTCATAACTATATCACAAAATTCAATAGTTGAAAGTGAGGAAAGAAGAAGACTATCATCATTGATAATGCATACTACTTATTGGGATGAGGAAAAGCAAAGAGCCGAAAGAATAATCAGCTTGTGTGATCGTCCCGTTACTATTCAATACAATATTAATATATGGGCGAAGTATATGGAAGACATGGATCAGTTAGCACAGCAGATAAGGTTACGCTTTAATCCTTCTTTACAACTAAGCACAAAGTTTAGTGAGGATAGTAAGGTATTTTTAGTTTCTGAAACTAATAATTACTCTCTTCAAGTTGGTGATAGAGAAGATAGGATTATAAAGAAGAGTTTGGTAGCCTCCGTCGAAACCTACATTAGAAACCCTAAATATAAAATAACATCTACAGGAGAGATCGAAGAGTTTAACTTAGAAGGAATAACAGTATAGCTTCTTATTTTTTTCTCTTAAATAGTGGCTGTATTTACTAAATATAGATAGAGGTAATTATGAAAAGTGTAACAAATGATTGTCTACAACGGTTGGAAATTTATCTAACCACCCCAAAAGGAGCTAAAAGAATATGGCTTTCGCCCAGAGAGACTATGGTAGTTCCAAGCCACTTTTTAAGTGGACAAATAAAAAACCTAGCTAATCGAAGATTATTAACGATTAGAGGTGCTTAGGAGATATAAAAATGGTAAATTTCGTTAGTCCTGGTGTTTATGTTCTGGAAAAAGATCTTAGTGATTACACCCCTGCGGTTAATCCTACAGTAGTTGGTATCGTTGGGTTTGCCTCCAAAGGACCCATAAATAAAGCTACGCTTATTACAAGCCAACAAAATCTTGTTAGTACCTTTGGTCGCCCTAGAGATGAGATTGCTGGTCAAGGAATAGAAGGGGCTTTAGAGATTTTAGAGACCGCTAACCAAACTTACTTTGTAAGGGCAGCAGATTCGGGAACCGCAAATGATGCAAGCGCCTTAGTTGATATAGGCGCATGTCCTGTTGTTGCTATTGCCCCTAGTGGTTATGGAGCAGGACAACCCCTCTTTTTAAGAGTTCAAATTACTGATAATAATGGAGCTAATCAGTTTGTTACGCCTAGAACTTATACCATTCCTGCAACCACAATGATAGGAACAGCCGCTGCTACTGACCAAGTACAGGCATTACAGTCGGTTATTGGTGGAAGCTTGGATGCTGATAAGTTAGGTGCTTACATGGTTTCTGGTAGTATAACTAATGGTCAAGATGCAAGTGCAGGAACCTATCTTGTCGCTAATTATGCGGGATCGGCTGCTACACTAAGCGTTTCAACTTGTGCAGATGCAAACTTTAATTCTCTTGCAGGTAGCGCATTAGTTCCACTTGATGTTAGCGGTCAAGTTTCTGCTTTAAACGTAATCACTGGTCCTACAAACAACTTGCTTAATGCTATTAGTGGTATTACCAATGTAACCTCAAAAGGGTGGAGTTTCCTCGATGGATCATCTACTGATGGTGTAGGTTACTTAGTTGAATCATTATACCCAGGAGACGGTTATAACACTTCTACCCTTGCAGACGGCAGTATTGTAGGTAACTCAGTTACTGTTACTCCTCAAGGATTCCAAAACTTTGGAGTAAATATTAACGACTTGGGAGTAACGGAAGAAAGTTTCGTAGCTTCTCTTGTTGCTTCTGGGGCGTATATTGAGGACATGATTAACACAGGTGCAACTGATCTTAAATCAGACCTTATTAAAGGTAATCTATG